GATTCCACGCCTGCTCGTAGTTCGCGACCTGCTCCGAGTAGGGCGTCTTGTCGTAGGCGTCGCGCCAAGCGTCGAAGTTCACAGCGGTCTCGCGGGATTCCCCACGACCGTCACACCAGCCGGAACATCCTTCACCACGACCGCGCCCATCCCGATCCGAGCATCATCGCCGACCATCACCCCAGGCTTCAGGCACGCGTTGATCCCGATCTTCACGCGATCGCCGATCACGCAGTAGCCGCCGATCACCGCGCCCGGAGCGACCTCGCAGTCAGCGCCAATCGTGACGTCGTGCCCGACATGCGAGTGCTTCATCAGCCACGATCGAGCACCGATCAGGGTCGGCCATTCCGCGCCGGCGTCGATGGTGACGAACGCTTCGACGCGGACACCCTTGCGGAGAATCGGCTGGTGCGCGGGGTCTCCGGGCTTCCAGTCGCGCATCTCCGGGGCGTGCCCGATGATGGCGGTCTGGTCGATCCCGCCGCCGCACGTGTTCGTGGTCATCCCATCCCGACTTGCACGTACGGGGAGAGGAACCGCTCGCAGTCCGGTGGAATCCCGATGAACCCCGGGTTCTCCGACTCGTGGTACCCCGCGCCGGCGGGACGCGGAGCCGACCTCGAGGCCTGCTCCTCCGCGTTCCAGTAGTGCTTGATCATCTTCAACGTCGCGAACTTGATATCCGGCGGCAGCGGGTTATAGCCAGCCCACCACGTCACCTCAACGTTCCGCAAGCCGGGGAAGAACGGACGCTGAATCAACCCCTGGAACGATCGGATGAGTAGACCGTTGATACGGTCGCACTGGAACATCTGCGCGCCCGGTCCGCCCTGAGCGTTGGGGAACTGCTCTAGAAGGATGTGCCCCGGTGTCTGGACGGTCAGCGTCTGGCTGCCTGTCACGGTCGCGTTCGCGCTCATCGTGAAACTCACGCCCGGGACCGCCGAAAGGATCGTGGTGCCACCGGGGACTCCGGTGCCGGTGACGGTCGCGCCCTGATACGCGTTGATCGCTGCGGGGTCCTGGACCACCGGCGAGCCCGACGCCAACACGCACGCATCGGTCTGCGTCGACCCGCTGTTCAGCCCCCAATACTCCACCACCGTCGGCGAGCCTAGGACCGGGTAATACGGCAGGTTGATGTACGACCCGTTCAGGCCCGTGTAACCGGAGAAGCGACGGAAGCACTCCGTGGGAGCGACCGGACGGCCGAGGTAGTTCTGGACCCACGTGCAGGTCATGTCGATGATCCCTTGAAGGATCACGTCCGCCGGGTTGCTGCCCGCCGGGAACTGCAAGTAGGGCTTGACGTCGTTCGTCAAATCGACGTAATTGGTCCAGTGCGGGGTCGTCTCAAGCGACTGAATGGCGGACACGTCAGCCTCCGATCGGCTGCTGCGGCAGCAAGCTCCCGAGATCCACGGTGCCCGGACCGGGCGGGACGGTGATGTAGAACGCCTCCGTGACAGGCGAGCCGACAGCGGTGATACGGAAGTCCACGCGCCACTGCACGTTCTGCGGGAGGGTCGTCGGGTCCTGATTCGATGTGAGCGACTGCGACAGGTGCCCTGACCCGTCGAGGTTCGCGGGGATCTCCGCCGGGACGATCGTGGTCGACCCGTTCGTCATGCGAGCCAGCAGCGTGAAGGTCAAGCTGCCGCTAGCCGGCGTCCCGTCCGCATTCTCGAAGGTATGCGTGACGGTCGTTTGAGTGAACGCCATCGCCCCTACTTCGGGAGGCTGTTGCCGGTCGTCATCCCCCGCACACGCGTCTCCCGCTCCTGGACGTGCTTACCGCCGCGCTTCGGTGTCTCACGCTTCGGCGCGGTCTGCTCCACGCGGAAGATCGCGTTGTGCTCGAGCGCCTTCGCCTGCTCGTCGGTGATCTCCACCCGCTCGTACGGGTCGATGAGCCTGCCGATCCACGGGCACGGCAGACGCTCCTGCGTAGGGTTATGCAGCCAAGGCATTCGCGGCTCCTTAGACCAGAGAGGACGGGTATGCGTTGCCGGTGATCGTCGCCGAGCCCGCCGCGTGACGGTTGATCACGCACACGTACTTCCGCAGGTTGACGATGACCTGCAAGTTGCCTCCGAGGGTCTGCGGAAACACCGTCAGAACCGGGTCCGGGGACTCCAGCAGCACCACCGCCTCATCAGGAGCGCTCACGATGATCTGCGTGTTCGAGCCGCTCGCCGGGATATTGTCATCCAGGAACCAGAGAACGTTCCCCGGCCAAACGAGTCCCGAGTAGCGCGCCCAGGCCGGCACCGCACCATCCGTCAGACCATCATCGAGGCCGGTCACCACCGGGAGCTTCTCGTGATACTGCGGCGTCACGATTGGGCGGTTGCTTGAGTCGACCTGCCGCGTGATGTTCGAGAATAGGTCCGAGGTACTGAAGATGTGCGTCGGCCGGATTCTGACCCCGGCGACGTCCGTGATCTGCTCGCGCGCCAGCGCCGTGTCCTTGTAGAGGTTCGGGATGGACGCGTTACCGCTGACCGGCGCCACGCTGTCGAGGATGACCCCGGCGCCGGGAATCCCGCCGACGACCTGACCGAGCACGTACACGTCCACGCTCTGCTCGAGTTGCTGCCCGATCTGCTTCCCGATGATCGAGTCGAGCGACCCTCCGCCCGCGTAGCCGCGATCGTGCAGCTGCTGGCTGAGGGTGATCTGACCGGAGATCGTGACGACCGGAGCGCCCTGAAGCTGCGTGGACGGGTCGGTCTCCGTGACCCCGGACCCTTCTGTCTGCTGCGCCGCTGCGGTCGTGCTCGAAAACGCTGGGATGTACGCTTCCATCCCGTATGGCGCGAGCGGAAGAGTATGGCACTGGTTCGCGAACGTGCGCTGCGCGCCGCGGAATCTCGCCCATGCGTCGTTGATGAAGATCGGGGTGACGAACACCGAAGCGCTCGACGATGCGGCTGCGGTGGTGCCGCCGCCGGTGGCGAGAGCGCGGAACTCGCGGACTCGCTGCTTGGAGCGGTCCTCGTTGTGACGGTCGACCTGCGCGATGATCCGCTCGGCGCGACGACCCTCGACAGAGCCGCCAGCGGCCTCGTGTGAGAGTTCCGCGGCGTAGCGGGCAAGACGGTCGTTGGAGGCGCGCGCCTCAGCACCGCCCACTTCGCTGCGAGCAACGTCGCCGAAGAACGAATGGGGGGAATCGAGGGCGTAGACCCTCGGCTCGTGAGTGACCTGCGCGCGGGTTTGACGGTCGCGCTCGAGGCGGTCGGAGACGATGCGGTTGACGTCCTCCTGCGAGAACGACCGCTCCTCCTTGACGGGAGCAGACATGTGAACCTCCGAGTGGAGTGAGAGAACCGGCCCGGAGGCCGTGGAAGTAGAGGGGGGCTGAGACCCGCGCCCCCGAAGGAGCGCGGGTTCTCAAACGGTGTGGCGCTGGCCTAGAAGACCGGAGCCGAGAGGGCGCCACCAGTCACGGTTTGCACCGCAGCCTGGTAGCGGACGATCTCCGTGATGTAGGCGTACAGCTGCAGGATCACCTGCAGGTTGTTACCCAGCGTCTGCGGGAGCGCGCGAGTGACCGTCGGTCCCTCGTACACGTACACCTCACGCAGGTTCCCGACGACCACCTGATCGGCGCCCGACGTCGGGACCGGGATGTTCAGATCCTTGAAGACCGGGAGGCCGAGGATCTTGTAGCCGGTGTCGCCCTCGTACTGCACGGAGCCGGACTGGTTACCGGAACCCCACGCGTTGTACGGACCGCTCTGGTTCGGGACGATCAGGGGACGGTTCAGGGTGTCGATGCCGGCTGCCTCGGCGAAGTTCCACCGCGACGGCTGCATGAACACGTGCGTCGGGGACATCACAGTCCCGTTCGTCGTCTCCACCGCGTTGACCGCGCCGCCGATCTTCGACACGAGACCCTGGAGCGTGTAGCCCGAGGTGTACACGACCGAGCCCGCCGTAGCGAGAGCAGTCGTCAGCGAGTACGCGTCGACCTGAGCGTTGTAGTCCCTCTGCAGCTGGTCGAACAGCATCCGGTCGAACTCGAAGTTCGGGCCGGCGCGATCGAGGAGCTGCTGGGAGACGGTGACCTGACCGGCCTTGGTGACCAGCGAACCGGTCAGGTAGCCCATCGTCGGGTCGGACTCGTTGACTCCCGAGCCTTCCGTCTGGGACGCAACCCCGGCCTTCGCCGTGACCTGCGGCATGTAAGCCGTCATGCCGTAGCTGGGGAGGGGCTGCTTGTTGCACTGGTCGATGAACGCGCGGCCAGCCTCGCGGTACGGGGCGTAGTCCGACACGAAGAACACCGGCGTGACGAAAGCCGCGCCGCCGCCAC